ACGAGGCGCTCGTGCACGGCCAGTGGACGCCGCTGCCGGCCAGCAAGGTCGTGGGTGAGTACTCGGTCGACGGGCAGCTGCACCTCTGCTGTCAGGGCGGAGGCTGCAACGCCCGCGCCTGGCACGTGATCCGCTGTGTCGTGCTGCCCGGAGCCGCGTCATGAATTGGCTCGCTGTGCTGGCATTCCTGGCCACGATACCGGCCGCCAACTGGCTGATCGGGAACGTCGGCGAGTGCGTGCCGGGCGGGCCATGCCTTGTGCCCGTTGGCTTCGGTCTGATGGCGCCCTCGGGCGTCTTCGCGATCGGTGCGGCGCTGGTGTTCCGCGACGCGGTCCATGAGGCTCTCGGGTGGCGCGGGGCGATGGTCGCCATCCTGGTGGCGGTGTGATGGCTGATCACCGGCGCCCCCCGCCGTTCCCCTACCGGGGGCCTCTGCGCATCGCGCAGTGCTGCTTTTGCGGCGATCCGATCCTTCCCGCTTCGACCAAGCCGGGGCACGCGCTCGGCCACCATGAGCGCCGTTTCCCGCAACGTAGTCGCTGGCACCTGGAGTGTCTGGAGATCTATCTGATCGCTACCTCCTCGAAGGCGGCGAGCCGCGCGGTCTTCAAGCGCGATCACGGGATCTGCCGTCAGTGCGGCACCGACACCGCCACCTACTACGAGATCGATCACATCGTTCCTCTCTGGCGCGCTCCTCGTGACTGGTGGTTCTGGGGCCTCGATAATCTTAGGCTTTTGTGCCTCCCATGTCATAAGGACGTGACGGCCGAGCAAGCGCGGGAGCGCGCTGCCCTCCGCAGGACCGCGGGCGGTCGCCAGCTGTCTTTCCTCGCCGCCACGGTGGCGATGTGATGATCCCGCCAAGATGGAAACTCGGGCCGGCTGTCCCTGCCTTGGTCACTGCAGCAAGGGGCCGGCGCAAGTGGGTCCACATGGGGCGGGTCAACTCATGGGTGCGGTTGCGCGTCGCTGCCGCAATTGGCTGCCAGTCCTGTGACGGTAATCTCGCGGCGTTCGGTCGGGACAAGTGGACGCCGATGATCAAGGCTTTTGCCCAGCGAATCGCGGCGCAGCCCATGCTGGGGTTCCACGCATGACCTGGCTCGTGGCCGCGCACCCGATCAGCCAGAGCCCGACGCGTGAGGTCGCCGAGGTGCGGGTCTTCGTTGTGCGCGCCGAGACCGAGGCGGGCGTCCGCGCGAAGATGCTGGAGACCTATCCGGAGTTGGTGGTGCGATGCGTGCGGCCGGCATCGTCATAGCGCGCCTGCTGCGCGGGCTCGCGTTCGAGGCGCTGCTGGTGGTGGCCGGCGTGCTCGACCGGCTGGACGAGCCGCGGGCCGCCGGGCGCGTGCGCGAACTCGCGGGGAGGGTCGGGTGATGAGCGAACGGTCATACGCTGACATTGCCAGGGATCTCGTGAAGCTCCACGAGGGCAAAATCCTGAAGGTCTATACCGATACGCTTGGCAATCTGACCATTGGTTATGGTCGCGCGCTGGACCGGAAGGGCATCTCGGCCGACGAAGCCGAAATGCTACTCGAGCGTGATCTGCGGGACGCTGATGCTGCTGCCCGAGTGTTTGCGGGCGAGGCGTGGGACAGCCTGGCGGACCAACGCAAGGCAGTGCTCGTGGACATGGCGCATAACCTCGGCGGGCCTGGGCTGATGCGGTTCGTGAAGTTACGCGCGGCGTTGCGGGCGGGCGACTACGCTGGAGCCTCAACGCAGATGCTCGACAGCAAGTGGGCCAGCCAGGTCGGCGCCCGGGCGACGCGCCTCGCCAAGATGATGCGGACTGGCTTGGCCTGATGACCGGCAACGGCAGCAATGGCCACGGCTGGGCGCGGGTGATCATCCCGGTCGCGATGGCGTTCGGCGGTGCCGCTGGCGTCGGTGTTTACTGGGCGCAGAAGATCGATTCCCGGATCGACGCGGTCGTCCAGCGCGAGCGCGAGGCGCGCCGCGAGTTGCAAATCGATATCCTAAATCAATTCAATCAGGTATTGACGCGACGGGATGAAACCCGGAGTGCAATTGTGGCCGACTTCCTCGATCGCGTGAACACCCTCTCTGCGGCGCTGGCGCGCCAGCAGGAGAAGCTCGAGGAACTGGAGGACCAAGCGGACAACACGCGCTACCGGCAGGAGAACATCCTCGAATACCTCTCCCCGCGCTCCGGGTCTCCTGCGGAGACGCGTGGCGGCGGGGGAGGCCGGTGACGTTGGCCTTCCCGCTGTGGTCCGCAGGGAGCGGCAATGGCGCCGTGCACAAGGCGCAGCCGCCGCCGCGCCGCAGTTCCGACGATCCAGACGCGGACTATCGCTATCACCGCGTCTACCACCACCGCGGCAACGGCGGTGGCAATGGTGGCAACGGCGGCGGGAGCAACCCGTTCGTTACGAATGCGATGGTCTCGCTTGCTATTGGGGCCATCCTGCTGGCCGCTTATTGGTTCGGGTTCCAGCGTACCGAGATCGACCGCTCGCTCGCGCCAGTTCGTGAGACCATCCAAGCGTTGCAGTCCGCTCACGGCCGGCTCGACGACCGGGTCTCCCGCGAGATCCAACGCCTCGACGACACCAAGGTCAGCGACAAGACCCGCCTGGCGATGCTCGAGGAGATCAATCGCCGCCTGGCCGCCATCGAGCGTGCGGTGGAGGCTGCGGGCGCGCACGGCCACATCCTGCTCCAGCAGAACAGCGTCCAGGACACGCGCGTCGAGGAGTTGCGGCAGCGTTTGCTCGCGGTGGAGCGGCGGCTCCGCATCAACGACGACTGGGAGCCGCGCCCGCCGTCGGCAGGACCACGGTGACCGCCATGAAGCGCAAACCCTCCACCAAGCTGAAGGCGCCGCCGACAGGCCCCAAGCGCAAGCCCGGCCCGCCCCCCGGGTATCGCCCCGAGTTCGACGAACGTGCCCGGAAAGCCTGCCTGCTCGGGGCTACAAACCAAGAGTTGGCGGGGCTGTTCGGCGTGTCGGACTACTGCATTGAAGATTGGCTTCGGAAGTATCCGGCCTTCGCTGCTGCTGTGAAATCAGGCCGCCGCCCTGCCGATGAGGACGTCGCCTCAGCCCTCTATCTCAAGGCCACCGGCAAATGGACCCAACCCGCCGTCAAGATCGTGGCCAAGATCGAGACCTACATTGGCGATGACGGTCGGCCTGTCGAAGTCAAGTCCGAGCATATCGTGCACTACACCGAGCACTTCCCGCCCGACACTGCCGCCGCCTTCATCTGGCTCAAGAACCGCCAGCCGGGGTTGTGGCGTGACCGCAAGGAAATCCACGGCAGCGGCGACTTCAACGTCAACCACACCAAGACCGTGCGCCTTGAGTTCTCGCCAGCTGACCGCGCGCTGCTCGACGCGCTCGAGGCCACCCTGTTCCAGGACGACACCGAAACCGACATGAAGCTGATCGAGCAAGCTGCGCCGCCGGAGGAGGACGATGGCGTACCGCCGGACGCTGGCTGAGGCGCGGGAGACCGCGCGCAAGGCGCTCGCCCGCAAGTCGCCCGACCTGATGCGGGCGCTGTGCCTCAAGGATCTGTGGTTCCTCCTGGTGGTCTGCTGCGGCCGGAAGGATCTCGACAAGCAGTGGTTTCTCGATCGCTGCGACGAGGTGCAGCTACGGCCAGACGGATATCTGGATCTGTGGGCGAGAGAGCACGGAAAAACTTCCGTTGGGCTGGGCAAGGATCTCCAGGACATTCTGACGGACCCCGAGGAGACGATCGGGATCTTCAGCCATACGCGCCCGATGGCGAAGGCGTTCCTGCGTGTGCTCAAGCGGGAGATGGAGAGCAACGAGTTGTTGAAGCGGCTGTTTCCCGACGTTCTGTGGGCTGATCCGCAAAAGGAAGCGCCCAAGTGGTCGGAGGACGACGGGCTAGTCGTCAAGCGCCGGGGCAACCCGAAGGAATCGACTATTGAGGCGTGGGGCCTAGTCGACGGCATGCCGACCGGAAAGCACTTCGGCATCCTGGACATGGACGACATCGTCACGAAGGACAACGTCGGCAGCCCGGAGATGCGCGAGAAGGTGCTCGAGGCATGGCGCCTTGCGCTGAACCTGGGCAAGCGTGGCGGCCGGCGCCGGATGCGCGGCACGCGCTACCACTTCGGCGATCCCTACGGGGCGATCATCGAGGCCGGATCAGCGATCCCGCGCATCTACCCGGCGCTGCCGATCGTGGGGCATACCGCGACCGGGCAGGCGATCCTCGGGGACGAGCCTGTGCTGCTGACCAAGGCGGAGTTGGAGACCAAGCGCCGCGACATGGGGCAATGGGTCTTCTCCTCGCAAATGCTCATGTCCCCGGTGCAGGACAGCAACGTTGGCTTCCGGGCGGAATGGCTGCGCACCTACACCGGAGACGCTGAGGGCAACACCTACGTGCTGATCGACCCGGCGAACGCGAAGAAAAAGAAATCCGACTACACGGCGGTCGTCGTGATCACCTGCGCAGCCGACCAGAATTACTACGTCCGCTGGCTTTGCCGGGACCGGCTGAACCTCGTGGAGAGGATCAATCTCGTGATGTGGCTCCATAAGGAGTTCAAGCCGATGGCGATCGGCTACGAGCAGTACGGGCTCATGGCCGATGTCGAGGCGATCCGCATCGAGCAGGACCGGGCGAAGTACCGCTTCGACATCACC